TGGAGAGCACCGCCACCTCGCCTGCCCGTGACGGGCCGCGGTGCCGATTGTTCCACTGCTCACGCAGCTGCTCACGTACCTCACGCGGCAGGGCCTGCTCAGTGTGCAGCACCACGCCCGGCTGGGCGTTATTCCGGTAGAAGGTGGCGGCGTACTGCTCGAGCGACCGGGCCAGGCTAATGGCGTCCTTGCCCACGTCCACCGGCACCGCGCCGTTGACGCCGTCAAACGACAGCCACCGGACGTGCATGATCTGGTCGTCGCGGTACACCACCTGCTGCCCCGTGCCCGGCTTGCGGTACAGGTACGTCAGGCTGTGGTCATCTTCCTGCCGCACCTCCATGCCAGACGGGTGCAGTGGGTGCAGCTCGGTCACGCTGCCACGGGCACCGGGCACCTTCAGGTTGTAGGCCGAGCCGTAGAACCCAAGGTGCAGGCACATGCCCTCCACCCACTCGTAGCGGGTCTGCCACGAGTTGGGCCGCTTGGCGAGCACCCGGTACAGCGGCAGGTCCTTCGCCCGCACGGAGTCGGCGTCGCCCGACCGGCGGTACAGGTGCAGCGGCAGGCTCGCGACGGTCTCGGCCACCACGCGAGCACAGGCAAACCAAATGCCCGTCTTCATCGCCGTCTCGGGCGTGACCCGCACGCCCTGGTCGCCGGCGAGCATCACCAAGTCGTCCCAGCGGCTCGTGCGTTCCTCGAGCCACTTGATTTCAGGGACGGCGGTCTCTGTGCTCATACGCTCACCAGAAGGATAGTTCCGGCATCTCGCTCGGCTTTTGCTGCTCGCCCATGTGGATGCCGCACGACATGGCCAGGGCCACAGCCCCGTCGATCCGCTCTGTGCTCTTGGCCTTCGACAGCTTGACGTTACCTGCCGGGTCCATCTGGACGGCCGCGTTACCTAGTTGCCAGCCTAGCAGCCTGTTTCCAGCGAGCCGCAGTTTTCCGTCCACGAGCAACGCCTCAAGACTCTTGGTGGGTGAGCTCATCGACGCGAAGCCCTGGCCAAACATCACGACCGGCAAGCCCTCGCCGGCCAGTTGCTGCGCCAGCATCGTGGCGTTCCATCGGTCGATCCCCAGCCCGCGGCAGCGGTGCTTCTCGCAGAACGCCATGATGTCTCGCTGGATGACGCCGTAGTCGGTGCTGCGCCCGTCCGTGATGGTGAGCCACCCGTCCCGCGCCCATTGCGAGTACGGCACCCGGTCCTCCTGCTCCCGCTTCGTGGCGTTCTCGCCCGGGATCCAAAAGTGAGCGTAGACATCGACGTGCCCGTCATCGGCCGGGAACCACGCCACAAAGGCCGAGGTGTCAAACGTGCTGGCCAGGTCGAGCCCCGCCCAAAACTCCCGGCCCTCGAGCGGCTCCGGCGGGCCGCCCATGCACGCCTCAATCTGGTCGGGCCGCACCCACTTCACGTCCGTCGTGGTCGGCACGTTCAGACGATACCGCAGGAACGACGAGAGCTTCGTGGCCGAGTTGGCCGCCTCTCGGCAGTCGGCGGCAAAGGACTCCTCGCTGATGGTCTCGCCGAGCGACGGGTTAGCCTTGTGCCACACCTTGGAGCTTTTCCAATCGTCTTCCCGGTCGGCGGCGTAGATGCAGCCAAAGAACTGCGGGTCAAAGGTAGCGTCGGCGATACACCGCTCGGCGTAGTCGTGCTGCTCCCACCACAGGTGCGTCTTGTTGAACTCGCCAGCCGTCGTAATGCTCAGCACCAGCGGCTGACGCCGGGCCGCACCGCCGTACCGCAGGGCATCCCACAGCCGGCGGTCACCGCGCTGGGCGTGCAGCTCGTCGAACAACAAGCAGTGAATGTTGAGCCCCTCGGCCCGGAACGCATCCGCCGATAGCACCCGGTAGAACGAGTTGCTCGCACGGTGAATGATGCTCTTGCGGCTGTCCACCACCTCGAGCACCTTGCTCAGCGCCGGTGACGAGCGGACCATCGACGCCGCCTCACGGTAGATGATGCCCGCCTGCTCACGGTCGCTGGCAGCGCCGTAGATCTCGGCCCCCGGCTCGCCGTCCGCCAGGAGGACGTACAGGCTGATGCCGGCCAGCATCGTCGACTTCCCATTCTTCTTGGGAATCTCGATGTACGCCTGTCGGTATTGCCGCGTGCCGTCCGGCTTCAGGCGGCCGAAGATTTCACCCAGCACGTACTTCTGCCAGGGCAAGAGCGTAAAGGGCTGGCCAGCCGTCTGGCCCTTGGAGTGTTTGAGCACCTTCTCAAAAAACGAGTAGCACCGCTCGGCCTTGGCCTGGTCGATACCGGGCCGGCTCTCACCCGTGGGCGGTGAAGAACTCCTCGAGCTCGTCCTTTTTGACTTCGACTTGCGTGGCAAGTTTCGTCCTCGACGACGGGGTCAGACCAAACTCGCTCAACAGCGACGCCTTCTGCGCGACCAAAGACCGGTACATCGGCCCAGCCGGGTTGGGTTTCACGCCACCAAGATCCGTGTGCATCACCGCGCCGCCGGCCCGCAGTTGCAACAGGCACGACTGCTCGGCCGCATGCACCTCGCACAGCGTGGCCAACGCTTCGCCGTCCGCCAGGGTCAAGACTCCCATGCGGGTCAAGATGCCGGCCAGCTCGTGCCACTGGGCCGCAGCAACCTCGTCCACCTTGAGCCGCTCGGGCATCGGGGGCACGCCGGCCGGCAGACTCGGCTCCTGCTTAACCGGGCCACGCTGCGTACCGTCGAGCAGTTTTAACTTCGTCGGCTTGGGTCGGCGGCCTGCTTTTGCCATGGTCAACTCCACACTAGCGGGGGAGTGCGATTGTTAGGACCGACGCTAAGAGCAACTCGCATACCGTTTAAACACCATGCCAAGGTGGCAGCGGACCTCAAAAAACCCCGTGGATTTCCGCAGTTTTTACGCACGCGGCCCCGTACGTGATTTTACTAAACGCATGAAATGTTTTTCACGTTTTCGCCGTCAAAACAGCCGCCTTTGGCCAATCATGCGTGCGTTCTTCCTGACGTTGCACTCAAGGCATGCACACTGACAGTTGGCCTCTTCATGAGGACCTCCACGCCTCAGCGGCACGATGTGGTCAAGGCTTGCAGTGCGTGGATGCAACCTGCCTGTTCTCTTGCTTCTACTGCTGCGACGCTTTACTTTGCGTCCGCACAGCTGGCAGCGCCAACCATCGCGCTCAAAGATTGCCTTGCGTGGCACATGCGTATAGGGCACGCCATAGAGATGTGCCCTTGCGCGGAAAGAACCTCTGTGCGTGTTGCAATAATCGCAGACATCACGTCCTCGGCCTAACGCATGATCGGGGATAATGACGCGATTGCAGAACCTGCATGGCCGTGGCCCGTTGGCCGCACGCAGACGAACGCCAGTGACGCGCTCGTACGTCTCTCTTGATTTCTGCCTGCCTCGCTCAAGACTGCACTCGTCGCTACAGGTCTTACTGCCCTTGCATCTAACAACTGGCACGATCTCGCCACACACCACACACGCATCGCCCGAGCCAATGGCATGCCCTGCAATGAACGCAAGCACCTCTGCTGCAACATGCAGTGCATCACGCATGCGACTGCATTCGCCACAGAAGTGGGGTGCCTCCCCGCACTTAATCCACAGCACTCTTCGGCACTCGCGGCACCTGTGCCCGTTGTCTCGCACTACGTCAATGCGATTGACACCCAGCACACTGCTGGCCTGCTCTGCCAACCTCTGCCTTTTACGCCTTGCCGCATCGCGCTTGCACGTTTCAGCGTTGCGATAGATGCGTTGGCACGGCGCACATCGCACGCACAACGGATGATGTGCGTGAAACGTGACCCCACAATCGGGACACGCCTTGACCAATGTTCTGTCTCCCATGAACGCAGCATCCATGCCACGTCAACCTTTCTTGTGGAATCCGCCGCCCTGTTCTTCCATGACTGTCTTGCGGCTGTGGCAGCTGCGGCACAGCGTCCGCAGGTTGGTCATTAAATCCGAGCCGCCAGACGACTTCGGCACGATGTGGTCAACGTGTGCCTCACGGCCCGTCACGACCCTGCCGCAGTCTTGGCATTGCCAGTTGTCGAGGCTCAGCCGCTCCGCTCGAGCAAGCTTCCAAGAACGCTTTCCGTACCCTGCCCAGGCCTGATTCCGTCCGATGCCGCTACGTTGACGCGGGCGTCGATTGATCCAAGGCGGCCGAAACGTGGGTATGCGGTCGGGCATTAGCCCTTGAACATCACGGTGCCGACCGTGCCTGTGCTGTTGGTGGTGGCCGAGACGAACTTGATGAACGTCGCTGCGAACGCCGCATCGGGCACCGCATACGCCCGGCCGTCAGCAGTGCTGGGGGCCAGCGTGATGTCGGCCACAGCCCCGGAGGCGTCGTAGAGCCGGCGGAATGGGCCTGCCTCGGCCTCAGCCACGAACAGCTGGATGGCAGTTGCGTTGGTGCTGATGGTGCCCATAGTGACCAGGCCACCAGCCATGTCATACATGGGGATCGTCACCGCCACACTCGTAGCCGTGGACAGGGTGAACGGGTAGCTCTTGTTCTTGCGGCGAATCTTGGACTCGGACATTGGCTCCTCCTTGAGCGGCACGGGATGGGCCCGTTTCGTGGCCTCATCACTAGGCTACCCGCTGCCGTCAGGGGCATGGCGGGTTTACTCGCTACGCCTCCAGCATCTCCCCTGGGATCATGCCCCGTATCTCCTCCGCCAGCCGTGCCGTCTCGTCGCTCGGGTCGCCGTGCTTGAGCAGCGACCTACACCGCTGGTCGATGTCCCACAGGGTGGTCAACGCCTTGTGGCCCAGCCGTGCGGCGTCGAACTCGCCCTGTTCGTCGGGCAGGTTGAAAGAGAGGGTGGCTTTCATTTGGGGTGTGTATCAGGAGTGATACGTTTCTCTACAGAAACTGTCACTTTCTGCAATCTTCCGTAGGCTCTTTACCTAAGGTCGTGCGTTATCACGTTCCGCAGAAACACTGGTTCTCACTTCGTCCGCTCCAACAGCGAACTGAGTACTGCGGAGTCTACGCCGGCAGCCCGATACATCGCGCGAAATATCGCCTGCCGTTCCTCGTCGGTGAGCGTGGGCTTTGTGCCGCCGCCATCCACCCCGCGAGCCGTCGCATGGCCGGGCCGCAACCCAAGGGCATCGCGGAGCGTGGCCCACATGGCGTCGGCCTTGTCTCTCGGCACATCGGCCGACACCCAGCGGCCAACCTCGTAAAGGGCAAGGGCTGCAGCGCGAACCGCGTCCCCGTGAGAACCAGCGGATGCAAGAGACGGCTCGGCCGCGTCCTGCGTGTTGTAGTTGTCCATATCTCGCCGCTCCTGATCCTTCACGTTCTCACTTTGTCCGTTCCAAGAGACGCTCCAGCACCTCGTCGGCAGCACTATGGAGCCGACTCATCTTGTAATCCTCAAACACAGAGCGAGCAAGTCCGATGGCCGTCCGCTCCTCGTCGGTGAGCCGCAGGCGGGCAACCTCTGCCTCTAGTTGCTGCACTCGCTCCATTGCCTGGATGAGCGCATCCAGATCGTCAGGCATCATCGGCGGTATCAAATCACTCATGTCATGTCTCCCTTTCTACGCCCACAGAAACACTGGTTCTCAGTTCTTCCGTCTGGCTCTCCGCGCGAACACCGGCACAACCGTTGCCCCGATGACGCGACGCCAACCAGCAACCAACACGCGGTTCTTTGACCGCCGCAAAACCTTACCAGAGCAGTTCTCTACCAACTCCCAAGACACCGGCATCTCGCTCTTTGCGCTTCCGCACTTTGGACACGGCATCTCACTTTTCCTTTGCTTTTGAGAACCACGCGATGCAGCGGACCCGCGATGCCGCCTGCCGGGTGTAGTTTTGTCAGCGGTCGCGAGCCGCTGATCGCTGGCGTTATCTGG